GTGCTTTCTCATCTGAAACTTTCAACTTTCCCAATTCAGAACGAACCAAGTATCCATCAGGATCAGTATCACTATTCCAAAATATTGGTTTCATTCCATAAACAATATCGACAATGTTGGCTACTGAGGTTGTATCTTCTTTTCCACAAACAATAACAAATGCATGGATTTTGTTTATGCTGGGATCGTGCAAAAATGCATTGAAGGTAGAAAAAATATTTTCTTCCTCCACAAGTTCTTCCTCCCCACCAAACTTAACATAGGCAGGATCATACTTATGACGTTGAACAAGAGCAGACCACTCAGGAAAACCACGAATTATATCACCAGTAGTAACACCAGCAGTACGAACAAGGCGAGTAATATAAACATCCTTACCCTGACGACAAACAGTATCCATATAATTCTGCAACTCAGTATATAAATTACCATAAAACTGAGAAGACAATTGATTAAACATGCTCTCACAAAAATCGTAAGCAACACGATTAGTACCCTGAGTATCATAAGCCATACCAATTGCCGAAACAATATACTCAATAGCTGACTTAGTATCACCTTTTCCATATCCATACTTCATAATTATAGCATTAAGAGGACGATAAGGAAGAACAGGAGAAGTAATCCCATACCTCTTTATCTCTTCAGGAGTGAAAACAGAATTACGAGAAACAAAATACCGTTTCAAGTAAACTATTCCAGGAACATCAATCAAACCGGTTCTTACATTTGGAACAGTAAGAAACGGACGACTATGCATATCACGAATAGTCATACCCCAAAACTCACTCACAAATTGAGAAAATCCATGCTCATTAATCAAATCATGAATTAGCTTATGAGTAAAAAGAATATGATCATCACCATACACAACAATTCCACACCTTCTCAAACGATACATCTCACGAATCTGAGAACGTCTTTCAGGAAAACGAGAAGCAACACGACACACATAAAGAAAGTAAACAAATGCTATTATCCACGAATCACCATGAGAAGTCTCATACGCACCAGAAGGCATGCCGCCATACACGACACGCCATATCGTCCCAAACATATGAGTAACCTTAATTGCAAGCCTTTCAGCAGTAATCCTCAAAAAAGCAAGCAAAATAGTCCTATTATCAGAACTCATCGCACCCCATGCAAAATAAACAC